GATCGCGGCCGCCACGCCGGTGCTCGAGATGGCGCCCGTGGCGAGCATCGTGTTCGGCGAGCACGACGACCCGATGACCCCCGCGGTGACGCTCTTCCCCGACACCTCGCCGCTCATTCACGACGGCTACGAGGCGCTCACCTTCCGTCACCGGATCAAGGTCCAAGTCCACGTCACCCACGTCGACTCCGAGGCCATCACGCGTCTCATCGGCCGCTACGCGGCCGCGGTCATTCAGACCTTCATGGATGCCCGCGTGGCCGGGACGTTCACCTTCCCCTTCCAGCTCTCGACCGAGCAGGGAGCCGATCTCGACTGGGGCCCGACCTGGCGGAATGGCGCGACCTTCCAGCGCGACGTGCTCTTCGAGGTCATCGCGAACGCGGACGACTCGCGGACGTAGGAGGTACAGATGCCGAAGTGGCAATTGAAGGACGCGCGGGTCTACATCGGGCCGTATGACTTCTCCGGCCAGCACAACCGGATCGCGCTGGACCTGGCTCGCGCGCCGCTCGCCGCGGAGACCTTCGTGGACGACACGGAGATCAAGGACACCGGGCTCGCGTCGGCGAAACTCTCGGGCAGTGGCTTCTGGGAAGCCGGCGCCGAATCCGGGAGCACCGCGAAGAAGATCGACGACGCGCTCTTCGCGAACTTCACCGTCAAGGATGTGCCGGTCACGGTCGTGCCCTCGATCGGCCAGGGCATCGGCGGCGTCGCGTATTCGATCCAGGCCGCGACCGTCGCCTACAAGCCGCTCATCGGGCCTCACGGCCAGCTCATCGGCTTCAGCTACGAGATGGCGCCCTCACGCTCACGCGTGATTCGCGGGAGGCTCCTCGCACTCGGCCAGTGGGGCGCAGCGGACGACGCCCGCTTCCTCGCCCTGGTCGCGATGCAGGCCACGGCCTATGCGCTCACCTCGCAGACCCTGCCCTCCGGCGAGAGCGCCCGCTGTATCAGCGCAACGCACGCGACGGTCGCTGTGACGGACACCCTCGGCAACCTCGTGATTGACGGGACCGACGTGAGCGGCGCCGTGATCCAGGAGACTCTCGCCCTGGTCTCCGACGGCACGGCCTACGGCGTGAAGGAGTTCAAGGCCGTCACCGGACTCCGCACTGCCGGATGGGTCCAGGGCGGCGCCACGGCCGACACGCTCAAGGTCGGCTACGGCCCCCAGGGCGTGCCCACGCAGCTCGGCGCGGTCTCGGCGACCGAGAAGCTCTACGGCGTCATCCACGCCTACGCCTTCAGCGGCACGACCCCGACGCTCGACGCGAAGATCCAGTCCGACGTCGCCGCGGCGTTCCCGAGCGCGGTCGACAAGATCACGTTCACCCAGAAGAGCGGCTTCGCCTCGGAGTGGGCGGAGCTCGCGGGGCCGAACACGGACGACTGGGTGCGAGCCTCGCTCACCGTGGCCGGTACCGCCACCCCGAAGTTCAGCGCCATCGTGCTCGCGGCCATCGCGGCGATCCCGCAATAACAGCAGGAGGACATCGAAATGCCGAAGTTCCAGCTCGTCGCGCCATTCCTGGAGATCGCCGCCGTGGCGTACTCGACGCTCATCAAGGATGCCGACCTCGCCCTCGCGCGGGCCGTCCTCGACGCCGCGGCCGGTGGCGATGACACCGAGGTCAAGGACACCGGGCTCAAGCAGGTGGGCTTCTCGCCGACCTTGTACCAGGACTACACGGACAACGGGCTCGACGAGATCCTGTTCGCCGCCTACGACGCGAAGACCGAGCTCGCCATCAAGTTCCGCTACTCGACGGCGGCCATCGGCGCCGCGAACCCCGAGTACCGGTTCAGCGCGAAGGTGTCGGGCTTCTCGCCGATCTCCGGCCAGCACGGCCAGTTCATCATGACCAAGCCCAACTTCGTGATCAGCTCCGGCAGCGTCACGCGGGCGGTCGCCTAACCCCGTGGTCGAGCCCTCCCCGGCCGCGCCCGAGTTCGACCTCTCGCCGGAGACGGTCGTCGTGCGCTACGACAAGCCGTACGAGCTACCACCGCTGTCATGGCGGTGGTGGCCCGCGCGGTGGCGCCGGCGCGGCTATCGGCGCGTCCGGGAGGGCTTCGCGTTCCGTCCGCTCCCACTGCGCGACTACCTGCAGCACCAGGCGACGTTCACCGAGCTCCGGCGCGGGCTCGGCCCCTTCGATCTCGCGGCCGTCTGCGCTGTCATCACCGGGGCGCCGGACGAGGTCCTCTACATGCCCAAGCGCGTCCTGCGCGCACTCATCGACACCTACCGGTGGGTCAACGAGATCGAGGACGAGGAAGAGCCGCGGCTTGACCCCGAGGCCGAGGGGTCCGTGACCCCCGTGACGGTCGCCTTCGATGCCGTGGTCCGGCGCCTTCAGCGGGCGCCGTTCAACCTCACGCGCGCGGAGATCCTCGAGCTCACGATCCCCCAGATCAAGAAGCGCCTCGAGGACTGGGGCGATGAGCAACTCGATGCGCTGAAGGCCGAAGCGGCGATGCGAGGGGTAGACGTTGGCTGATGTAGCGATCCGCATCGTCGGCGATCCCTCGAGCGGCTCGGCCGCCATCGACGACGTCGCCATCCGCGCTCAGCGCGCGATGGACAAGGCCGCCCAGATCAGCGCCCGCATGGACCAGGTGGACAAGCAGCGGTCGGCGGAGAAGATGGCCATCGCCAATGCCACGACCGCGGCTGAGACAACTGCCGCACAGCGTCGGTTCGACGCGCAGGAGCGGCTATATCAGCGGCTCGCGCAGGCGAAGGAGACGGCCGATCAGCGTGTCGTGGACTCCGAGCGGCGGGTCACGCGTGCGGTGGAGAAGGAAGCCAAGCAACAGGGCGACGCCCGCGCGCAGGCGTTGAAGCAGGCGGCGGGCGCGTTCGTCGGGGGCGTCGGCGCCGGACCGGCGGGCGCAATCGCCGGTGGGCTCCTCGGCGGCGTGAACCCGGCCGTGGTCGCCGCCGGTGCTGCCGGGACCGCGCTCCGCGCCTCCATCGAAGCTCTCACCGGCGCGGTCGCCCAGGCGCGCGAGCTCGCGCTCGTCCTCGGCTCGACGAACGAGCAGGCGTCGCTCCTCGTCGGCATCGGTCAACGGCTGGGCGTTTCGTCTGACGCGATGGCGACCGGGATGAAGAACATGGCCGTGGCCACCGAGAACAGCCCGGAGCTCTTCCAGGCTCTCGGGGTTGCGTTGAAGGACGCCGAGGGCAACGCCCGTCCGCTGAATGATGTGATCGCGGATACGCGCGACCGCATGTCGAAGGCCGGCAACGACACGAAGTTCATGGCATGGGCGACGGCGCTCGCAGGCCGCTCCGCGATCGACATCTTGCCGTGGCTCAAGGCGGACAGCGACCAGGTGAAGACGCTCGGGGATGAGACCGCGCGGTCCGGCGACATCATCGGCAAGGACATGGTGGACGCGGCGACGAGGTGGAACACCATCACGGGGATCGTCACCCGGACCCTGCAGAACATGGGCCAGAACTTCGCCACGCAGGTCGTCCCGCTCATGGTGAACGGCGCACTCGCGATCGGCCAGGCGTTCGACTGGATCGGGACGGCGGTGGAGGGCCTCGGCAAGTTGGACGCGACGCCGAAAGCGAGGGGGCCGAACACTCTGCCTAAGAGCGCCGGAACTGTCGGCGACTTGGACGCTTTCCTCGCGGATGCCGGCAGAGCGGCTCAGGCAATCAAGGACTTCCTCGGGAACACCGACCCCACGCAGGGGCCGTGGGGGCAGGAGTCGCCGTTTGTGCTCCTGCCGCCCGAAGTGAAAGGGGTCCTCGACAAGGCTGGGACGGATTCGGCGGCCCGCGCCGCGGAGCTCCGGCGGCTCCTGAAGGAACTCGCCGATTCGGCGAGTGGCGCCGGAAGCGGCGGCGGAGGCGGCGCCGGCATGGACTTGCCGAACATCCCGAAGTCGGGGACCTCCGGCCCCGCGCCTCGCGACACCGTCTCCGACGCCGTCCGCGAGCAGATCGACGTGATCCGCGAGGCGAGCGAGCAGCAGCGGCAGCGGGCGCAGGACGAGCTCGACGCCGACCAGAAGCGGCAGACGAGCGCACTCGACCTCGCCGAGGTGCTCCGGAAGTCCACCGCGTCGGTCTACGAGGCCGAGATCAAGGGCATCCAGAAGGCCGAGGCCGTCGCCGAGAAGAAGAGCGTGAAGGCGATCCAGCTCATGGGTGACGAGCTCGACGCCCGGCAGCGTCTGCGGGACGCCAACGTCGCCGCACTCTCGGTTGCGCAGCAGGCCGCCGATGACGCGTTCAACGCCCGGCAGACGCAGCGCGACGCCGACACGCAGGCGCTCCAGGACCAGCTCGCCGACATCGGCAAGGTGGACCAGGCTGCGGCGGCCGCCGCGGCGCTCGCGGCGGCACAGAAGGCCGTTGCCGACGAGCAGGCGAAGGACATGACCCGCGTCCGCTCCGAGTCGCTCACCGACTACCAGAAGCGGGTCGCGGACCACACCGACGCGCTGGTCAAGCTCGAGAAGGACCTCGCCGACGTGCAGACCCAGCAGGCGGAGGACGTTGCGCGCGCAACCCTCCAGGCGAAGATCGACGGGATCAGCCGGGCGGGGAACGCCGACAAGGCCGCCGCCGCCGTCTCCAAGCGCGCGACCGACGATCGCATCGCCGAGATCCGCAAGCTCTCCGACACCGACCGCACCGCGACGAACGACCAGATCGAGAACGCGCGGCGCCTCCGGCAGACCCAGAAGGAGACCACGGACGCGCAGATCGAGGGCCTCCAGGAGGAAGCCGCCAGCCGTGACGGGCTCTTCGCGCGCGCGATCGCTCAGGGCAAGATCGCGCAGCAGGCGGCGAAGGAGAAGGCCGACACCGAGATCGCGGAGTCCCGCCGCGCGACCGACGCGATCATCGCCGACCTCCAGAAGCAGATGGCCGCGCGCCAGCCCGGCGCCGGTGCGGGGGCCGGCGTGACCTCCGGCGCACCGATCACGCTGCCCTACCAGGTCCCGGGGCCGAGCGGCCCCACGAACACCGTCATGTCCGGCGAGTACGCGCAGGCGAAGGCGTGGGAGGCGCAGGGCCCCGGCTACCAGTGGAACTGGACGGCGCACAACGGCTTCTACTCCGCGCCATCCGTGGCTGCTCGACCGTCCCCGGCCCCAGCGGCCGCCCCGTCCACCGTCGCCGCCGGTAGGACCGTCTTCGGCTACTTCGGCGGCATGGCGATCACCGAGCCGAGCGCCGCCGCGATGTACCACGCCGCGGGCATCCCGGGATTCGCGCTCGGCGGCTCGCTCACGCTCACGGAGCCGAGCGCCATCGTCGGCATGCACAGCGGCCGCCTGAAGGCCATCGCCGGCGAGGCGGGCATCGAGACCGCGACGTTCACGCCGGGCGCCGGCGGCCGCGGTGGTGGCAGCGGCGGTTCCGGCCACGGTCACGACATCTACATGGACAGCCGCCTCGTCGCGCGCCTGGTCGGAGCGCGCCAGGGCCCGGACGCGACGATGCGCGGCTACGCGAGGCGACGCTGATGGGTGCCGTCAACTCCGTCATCGTCCAGGCCACCCAGTTCTACGGCGCGGGCCTGTACACCCAGGACGGCACGATCGAGTGGGAGTCCGAGCAGGTTGGCGAGAACGGCGCCCAGGTCGGCATCTGCCGGTTCAAGACTCGCCTCGGCGCGGTGCTCCCGTTCGCCCCGACCAAGCACATGTACGTCGAGATGGCCGAAGGCGCGACGCTCCGGTTCACCGGCCGGATTCGACGGTGCGAACGCGAGAACATCCCCGGCGTCGCCCAGCCGCAGTACACGATCGAGTGCCAGGACTGGATGAGCGAGGACGGCATCGGCGGGATCTACGTCGAGAACGACTTCACCGCGGCCGCCGGTGACAACGACAAGAACATCGTCACGCAGCTCGTCGCGCTCTACTGGGGCCAGCTCGCCACGACCGGCGTCACGCACGTCATCTACGCGAGCCACCACAACCTCCCCGCGATCCAGATCACGCAGGGCTCGATGACGCTGAAGGATGCCCTCGACTTCATCGCCCGGCTTGCGGGCGCGACCTACTACATCGACGCGCAGAAGCAGCTCCACTGGAACGACACCCAGCAGCTCGCGGCCTACGTGCTCGACGACACCGAGAAGACCGGCAGCTACCGCGGCTGGTTCAGCCTCACGCACACCCGTGATGCGACCGGCACGGCTTTCCGCGTCACCGTCGTCGGCGCGAACGGGATCCTCGCGACGGTCACCGACGAGGTCGGTCTCGGCGAGTACCTGAGCCAGCGTCGGTACGAGCGCGGCGCACCCTCCGAGCGGATCCCGACGCTCCCCGACTACACCGACCAGAACCTCACGAGCCTCACCGAATGCCGGCAGGAGGGCTGGCGCATCCTTCGCGAGCAGGATGAGGCCGACACGATCGAGGTCGGCATGCGTGACCAGTTCGTCTATCCCGGCCAGCTCGTCTACCTCGTCGATCAGCGTGGCCTCGAGGTCGACGACTACGCGGACCTCGAGGAAGAGGACCTCTTCGGCGCGGGCGACCCGTCGCGCATCGGCATCGCGCTCGGCCTCTACCTCGTGCGTGCGGTCCAGCCCCAGCCGCTCGGGGGCGGGAAGTACGACTTCACTGCCGTGCTCGGTGCATATCGACCGACGATCGAGCGCCTACAGAAGGCCGCGTAGATGGCATACGTATTCGTCAAGCGCGAGATCCGGAACGACTTCGGCCGAAAGGTCGGCGGGACCGAGTGGGAAGTCTCCGTCTGCACCGACCAGGGCATGACGATCGCCGCCGCCGTGAAGATCGACTCCGCCGGCGTGACCGCACGGCCGAACGCTGTCCCGGGTGGCGCGAGCCCCGGCTACGCGCAGGGGCCGTGGCAGTACCTCCTCGGAGGGACGCTCGCGCCCGCGGGCACGACGGTCACGCTCGAGAGCAACACCGGCATTCGGGTCGGCGACCGCTTCCAGATCGTCGAGGGCGTCTTCGCCGTCTGGCTCACCGTGAAGACGCTCGTGGGCGGGACGCAGGTCACGGTCGTCGACGCGCCGAACGCCTCCGGCGACTCGAGCGGCCACACCTACACGACCGGCGCGACGGCCGGTGACCCTCACAACCTCGGCGACTGGGCTGGCTGGATGTCGGACACCGCGGACGTCTGGGTCGCGGTCAAGAAGGTCGGAACCACGGCGTGGAGTTCGCCGAAGCAGTGGCGCATCTCGGTGCCCGATATCGCGACGGCGCCCGGTTGGCGTCCGCAGTTCACAGGAGTTCTCTAGCCATGAGGAGGATCGCCTAGATGGCCACCATAATCCCGAACGGCGTCATCATCGCCGCGGCAGCGCTCTCCACGGCCGTCGAGAACACCGCGCAGATTCGCTATATCCGTGCCTCAATCTGCAACCGCGACACCGTCGCCCACACCTACCACGTCGACGTCGGCGCGCATCGGGTGAAGTCGTCGATGTCGCTCGCCGCGAACGAGGACCGCACCGTCGGACCGCATGCGCTCACCGCAGGCGAATCGTTCACCGTCACGAAGGTCGAGATCGACACGACGAATCCGACACACGTCCGCTTCACGGGGGAGTACTGATGAAGAATCTCTCTGCGATGCGATGCGGGGGGGGGCCTTCCGAGGCTCTCTCGTCGGCCGGTGCGCCCATGACCGCTCTTCGGTGGCTCGCTGATGCTGGATGTGATCGGCGAACTGTTGTCCTCGGTTGGTCGGAAGGCGGACGCAGCGAGCGCTACGGGATCGGTGAACGCGAAGCTCGGCGCTTGGCACGCCGTCATGCCGCAGGTCATCTCCTCGATCGGTCCCTTCGCGCTCGGCGTCGAGATCTCGGCGGAAGGCAATGGGACCTATCCGACCCTCGTGGCGTGGATGGGCGCCGGCAGGGCGTGCTATATCCCGTTCCGCGTCGTCGAGACGATCACGGTCACCCGGATGGTCCTCGAAGTCGGCGTCGCGTCGGGGAACATCAGCATGGGCATCTACGACTCTGCGCTCGCCCGGCTCGTCACGACGGGGGCGATTGCCTGTCCTGCCGCGGGCTTCAACGTCGTCGCGATCCCATCGCTCACGCTCAACCCCGGTCGCTACTACATGGCGATGTCGGGCGACAACACGACCATGACGATTCGCGCGTTCGCGGGCGGGTTCCCAGGACAGGGTCTGTGGGGCTTCTGCTACGAGAACATCCATCCGCTGCCCGCGGCAGCGACGCCCGGAGCATCGGCTTCGGTCATGTTCCCCTCCCTCGGGGTCTCGCAGACCGGGAGCATCGTCTAGATGCTCTCCGCGATTGCCGGGAGCACCCCGATGCTTGACGTCATCGGCGAGCTCCTCGCCTCACTCGGCCGAAAGGGCGACGCCGCATCCGTCACCGGATCGGCGAACGCGAAACTCGCGCGCCTGCTCGCCATGTACAGCCAGGTCATCAAGTACCCGGTCGGCGCGCAGGCCCACGCCGTGCCGCTCGCCGCTGTCCCGACCGCCTACGTCACCTACGGCGCATACGTGGACCTCGTCGCCGCCGCGACGTTCAACTTCGACGGCGACGTGATCGGCTACGAGATCGTCCCGTCAAACACGAGCCTCTACGGCGACTTCAAGATCGCGAAGGGGGGCGTCGGCGCAGAGGTGGACATCTACTTCGGCCACTGGGAGGTCGATGGGGCGGCGCAGGGTGCTGGCAACAAACTCCCCGTCGCCATCGGCCCCATCCCGATCATCGGCGGCGCGCGTCTCTCCTGCGCTGTGAACAGCGGCACGAACGGGCAGGGGCCGGGCCTCTTCGTCTGGGTCGGCAAGCGAGCGTAGGGAGGACGAGATGGCCATCATCGCGAACGTCGTGCGCCGCGAGGGCGTGCCGCACATCAAGATCGGCCCGAAGGGCGAGCGCATCCCGACCACGCTCGCGCTCCTCACCCACGTCGCCGTCGCGGGCCGCCCCGGCGAGATCACCCTCGCCTTCGAGACGCTGCCCGCGGATGAGGACGCGGCGATCCTGGCCGGGGTCAAGGCTGCTCTCGCCGCACCGGCGCCAGCCAGCGACCCACTCCGCGGGGCGGTGGTCTGAGGTGACCGACCCCGTGACCTTCACGACCGAGGACCGCGACATGCTCCGAGCGAAGCCATGACCCCCGACAACGTCCAGGCGTTCGTCGCGCTCATCACCGGGCCGCTCGGCGCGCTCGTGGGCGCGGTCGCGCTCTGCTGGCTGTTCGTCGCGGGCCGGGTCGTGAGCGGGAAGGTCATCGACCGGCTCGTCGCGGCGGGCGAGAAGCGGGACGACGCGGATACCAAGCGCAACGACCTCATGGAATCCGCGCTGCGCGAGCTCGCGATCGTCGTGCGGGAGCAGCGCCGTGGATAGGTTGACCCTCGTGCTCATCGGCATGTTCCCCGCCTCGGCGCTCGCGAAACGGAATCAGCGCGTGGCGGACCTCGAAGCGCACGCGACCGTCGCACTCGCGCGGGTCGAGGATCAGGAGCGTCGGCTCACGGCCCTCGGCGTCGAGGTCTCCGTGCGCGCGACGCGGAGCCGTCCGGAGTGCTGAGGCGTGCGCTCGCGGGCATCGCGCCGATGCTCGTCGTCGGGATCCTCGTCGGCTGGTGCGTCCGGACGGTGGCGGACCTCATCTATATCGACTCGCTCGACGACTTCTACGCGCTCGTCCGACTCGCGGCGTTCGTCTTCGGCATCATCGGCCTCGGTCTCGCGGTCGGCACGATGGCCTCGGCCCACCTCGACGTGCGCGCGTGCGAGCGGGCGCAGACGAATGGCGCGCGTAGCCTCTTGGCGCGGTCTCACCGAACGACCGAGGCGCTGACGCTCGCGGCTCAACTCGCGCTCACGGCTTTCGCGTGGAGCCTCGTCGCCGCGCCGACAGCGAACGTGGCATACCAAGGCATCGAGCGCGTCACCTTCGTTTCGCTCGCGATGTTCACCGCGTGTCTTCGCAGCTCGGTCATGCTCTGGACCGGCCCGCGCGTGGCGCAACTCATCCCGGCCGTGCTGGTGGGTGGGCGACGCGCGACCGACCTCGCGCTCTCGGCGGAGCGGCGGGCGTCGGACAAGGGGACGCGGTCGTGAACATCGTCCAGCGCGGCCCGACGCCGAACGGCACGCTCGGCGCGCTGCCATCGAGCGCGATCCGGTATTACGTGGCGCACACCTGCGAGGGTGGCTTCGAGGGCTCGGTCGCGTGGCTCCTGAGCGAAGACTCGCTCGTGAGCGCGCACGTCGTGATCCGCGAGGACGGCCTGATCGCGCAGCTCGCCGCGTGGGACGACGTCTGCTGGCACGCAGGCATCACCTTCGCCCCATCGACGCCGCTCTATGTCCCCGGCGTGAACCCGAACCGCGTGTCGCGCGGCCTTGAGTTCGCGGGGTGGGCAGTGCGCCCGCTCACGCCGGAGCAGATCGCGGCGGGCGTCGAGCTCATCCGATTCTGGCGCGCTCTCGACGGCTGGGCGGTCCCGCTCGTGCCGCACTCGGCGCTCGCGACCGGCGGCCCGAACGTGCGGAGCGACCCCGGCGCGGCGAACCTCGCGGCCCTCGAGGCGGCATTGGAGGACGACGTGGCGATCACCGGCGACCAGGCGAAGGACATCGTGCGCGAGATGCTCACCTCGGACGAGGGCGCGGTGCTCGTGAGGGCCGCGATCATCCACCCCGGCGGCTACGGCGCTGCGCTCGAGACGGAGCTCCAGGTGCTGCGCGATGCGGTCGCCGCGGCCGGGGAACCGCTCGACGAAAACGCTCTGCTCACTGCGGCTGTGAAAGCCGTTAGCGACAAGCTCGCGAAGTAGGAAGGGGAACATCGTCATGGACCCAACGTGGCTCGCAGCGATCATCATCGGCATCCTCGCCCCGTTCGCGCAGGAGATCCTCACCCGAGGTAGGATCACCGGCCGCGCGGCCGTGGTCGTCTCGACGCTCGTGACGCCGTTCATCGGAGGGCTCATCGCTTTGTGGCTCACCGGTGGGCTCGTCGGGATGGTGCTCCCGGGCGCATCGCTGCTCGACCCGTCACCGCTGCTCAACTTCTTTGGGCATCTCTGGGACAAGGTCGCGACGATCGCCATGCTCTCTCGGCTCACCTACACGATCCCCGGCGTCGGCGCGACGAGCGCGACCGTGGCTGTCGGGCCGAAGGGTGGGCTCTCGGTCGAGTCCCCCGGAACGCCCGGGCTCGTGCAGAAGGTCGCGGGCACCGGAACGGGCACCGCACCGGCGACGACGCCGACCGCGTAGCGCAGGTGCCCCGGCGGGAAAGGCCACCGCCGGGGCGCTCCGAAAGTCGATTGCTCACGGAGGCAACGGGCGCGGTAGGTTCGGGACATGGGCGACAAGGAGGCGGACGTGATGCGCGAATGGCGGGTTCTGGTCGTGCGGCCCCAGCGGCTGCTCGTCGTCCTGAACGTCGCCGCGGCCACGGTCCTCTTCGGGATCTGCCTCTACATGCTCGTCTACGGCTCATGGTGGTCGGCGATGGGCTGGTGGCTCGAGCTGCTCAAGGCCGCCGGGCTGCTCTCGGCGGTCGCGCTCGCGGGTAGCTGGCTGGAGCGGCGGTAGCGTGATTGACCACCGGCGCCCCGGAGGGGGCCTGCGCGGCGTCCTCTCGAAGGACCAGCAGCTCTCCGGCAACTCCGGGTACGTCTTCGGCCAATCGACCACGACGACGGTCGGCGCCTGGGTCGCGATGTTCGGACCGATCGCCGTGCACGTCCCGATCCGGAACGCGCTCCTCGAGTTCCTCATGCCCCTCAGCGCGAAGCATTCCGCCGTCGATGCGTCCTTCCAGATCGCCGTGGCTATCTACGAGAACAGTGACGGCTCCGGGGCGGCCGAGAACCTCATGCTCCTCCCGCACCGCTTGCCGAATGCCGCCGGCGCTTGGGATGGGCGCTCCTGGAGCGGGAACGGCTACCTCGACATCCAGGCGATCCCGGTGGGGACGCGCTACATGTATGTCCTCGCGTGGAACGACATCGCCGGGACACTCACCTACGGCAAGAACAACGGGTACGAGTACATCAACTGGAAGGTCTTCGGACATTGAGCGAGCAGATGAACGGACGACCTGGATTCGCCTTCCTCGAGGAGCTCGAGGTGCCCGGTGTCGTCACCGATGCGCCGGGGCTCCACGCGCGGCTCGAACTCGAGGGGAATGCTGACTTCGCCGGCGTGAGCACGCGCGACGGGCGGGTGTTCGTGACGCTCAGGGCGCGTGGGGCGGAGGCGGTCGTGGCGCGCGAGAGGCTGACGAAGGTCGTGCGCGCCGCCCCGACGACGCCGATCGGCGCGGGGGAGCGGAGGACGCTTCTCTAGACCGAGGGGCCGAACTCGTCAGGTGGCGCGATCGAGGCCCTTCAGCAACTCGTCTGGCGTGCCCATCGTCAGGGTGACTCCGAAGTCGCCCTCGTCGCCGTCGTCACGCAGCCATCCGCCTTTGAGGCGACCTGAGACGTCGAGGGCCAGGCCTAGCTCCGTAAGGCGCGCAGCGACAGGTTGGAACGCAAGTGCAGCGGGACGAGAGAGATAGCCGACGTGGGCATGGTCTATCTCGACGCGGATGGCGTCGGGGTCGTACGGATTCGAGGGCTCGGGCACGAGCCGCGCGCGGATTGCGAGCTTCGTCCCACCCGGATGCTTGCCGCCCGCGATCCGTTCGAGGGCCGCCTGGTGTTGAGCTTCGCCGACGACTTCGACGAGAGTGTCGCCGCCGTCGGCTACGGCAATGCGGGGTCCGTTGTGAGGGCGGTCTACGTCACTTGCCTCCGCTCGCCGCAACTCAGCTAGTTCGTCCTTCGCCTGCCGCACTTCCTCGTCTGCCAGCGCCTGCTCCTTCCGGAGCCGTTCGCGTTCATTTTCGGCCTGCTCGATCTCCCTATCCAGCCGGTTGACTTCCGCCACGGCCTGCTCATGCTCCAACTTGGCCTCGCGCACGGTTGGCGATTCCGCCAGATCGTCTTTCACACCGAGCAGCCGGAGTCCAACGATCAGCCCGAGAACGCCGAGCACCCCGATGAGGCCCATCGTCGTCTGACTGACGAGCTGCGCTCCGATCCTCGTCACGGGCACCCCGATCGCGATGACCGAGACGAGCAGCGCGAGGAGCGAGAGCGCGATGAGGCGCTTACCGAGCAGCCTCACCGCACGACCACCCGCCGCGCGCGCCCCGTAGGTCCGTCGATCACGGTCATGACGCGAGCGCGCGTGTAGGGAGCGCGCGCGCCTGGTAGGAGCAGCGGATGATCAGCCGGACGGTGCCCCGGCTCTCGGCGTCGACTCCCCGCTGGGCGAGGAGTGAATCGACCTCTTCGATGGTCCGCATCTCGAGCCACCTATCGGCCCATTCGTCCGGGAGCTGAAGAGCGCGGAGCCACTTGCGAAGCGTCTCCTCGGAGGGTGTCGCGACGCCGGTCTCGACGTTGCCGATCATGCCGATGCTTACACCGACCCGCTTCGCGACGTCTTCGAGCGTCGGGACGTCGGGATGCGCCAAACGAGCCCTCCGCAGGGCTTCGCCCAGCCTTGACGGGTCGAATCCCGGCGTCTCCCCAGCCACCCCGACATTTCTAGCCCAGGGGTATTGACAGACTTCTACCGACGCGCTAGAACTCCACGCATGAACGAACTCGGGCAGCTCGTGAAGGACCACCGTGAGGCTCTCGGCCTCACCCAGGCCGATCTGGCGCATCAGGCCGAAGTGACCGTTGGGACGATCTCGGCGATCGAGCGCGGAGAGACGGTGCCGAAGGTGACGACCGCCCTCGCCATTTCGAGGGTGCTCGGCGTCCCCGTAGAAGGCCTCTTTGCGCCCGCCGACTCTACCGAGCAGGTAGAAAACACGTCACACCGCCCCAATTCCGCGCCCAGCCCCGTCGTCCCGGCGCTGGACGACCGTACCCCGACTCAGACGCCAGTGAGCAATCCGAGGGGACTTCCAGGGCTTCGTAGCGCCTCTGGCGAGATCGACCCCGCCGCCGAAACCGAGGAGGTCGCCTGATGGCCGTCCAGACCTACGCCACCTCCGCCGCCCGCGCGCGCGTCCGCAACGTCGAGGACCTCCTCGAGGCGATCTCCGAGCTCGCCGAGGCCCGCCACCGGGACCGCCAGGTGGACACGAGTCGCCGCCACGAGCGCAACTTCGTGGGGATGATCGGCCAGTGGGTCCGCGCGGCGATCGACCTCGCACCCGGCGGTGCACGGGCGCTCCAGTACCTGGACGGGTTCTTCGCGCAGGCGCGCGCGACCGACGCGATCGACGCCGAACGGGACCGCGACGTCGAGGCGGCGGAGATGCTCGTGAAACGGGTGGCGGGCCGGTTGGACGGGCTCACGTCGTGAGCGACACGAAGCGCAAGCCGTACATCACGCTCGAGAAGGAAGCCGAGAGCGCGAGACGCAAGGAGGCGGGGCGCGCGCTCGATCAGCGATACCGGGCGTTCCTTGCGAAGGGCACCGCTCGATGAACGACTGGGTCTGGTTCGGGAGCGCCGGGCACTTCATCGCTGCGCAGTGGTGCCGCTTCCACCTCACGACGAAGGTCGGGCCGTGGCTCGTCTCGACGGTGGGGGAGTACGTACCCGATTCCAAGGTGCGCGACATCTTCGCGGAGAGTCGGGGCATCGTCTTGGCCGGTCGCGGTGACGCTCGCGAGGCGGATTGGCTGCGGAAGGTCGGCTTCGAGGAGATCGGCTTCGGGCGCAAGTACGAGACGATGGTGTTCCGCGCCGGCAAGCCATGCTCCTCTGCCGACTGCGGCTGCGGGCTCCCGCAGATCACCGGCGAAGAGCTCGACGTGCGCGGCTACAACGACGCCGCTTCGGCGACGCGCGGCCACATGGAGTTCTGCGTGAAGTGGGCCGCGCTCTCTGAGGTCCCAGCGTGAACGGGGACGACCTCAGCGTCACCGGCCTCGGCCCCCGCTTCGACGCGCTGCTCTGGCGCGGCCTCGTCGCGCTGATCCTCGCGCTCGCGCTCTTCGGGCTGCTGGTCTTGGTGCTCGCGCGATGACTTCGAGGGCCGCCTACTTCAAGGCTTGGCGCGCTAGGAACCTCGAACGGCGCCTTGAATACGACCGCGCCTATCGCTTTGCCCACAAGGAAGAGTTGAACGAGAAGCAACGAGCCAGGTACGAGGCCAGCCCGGAACGGGCGACCGCGCGCGTGCGCCGACGGCAGGCTGACCACCCCGATCACCACCACGGGGGGTCGAGTCCTGAGGTGCACCGGCAGGCGCAGGCGCGGTATGCGGCGGCCCATCCGGACCGGCGCAGCCAGAACGATGCGCATCAACGTGCGCGCCGGATGGGTGCGAGCGGGTCTCACACCTTCGCCGAGTGGCGCGAGAAGGTCGAGCTCTTCGGTGGCTGCTGCGCGTATTGCGGACGTGACGACGTGAAGCTCGGCCGCGAACACATGGTGCCGCTCTCGCGCGGCGGCAGCGACGACATCGCGAACATCGTTCCAGCCTGCGGCCCATGCAACAGCAAGAAGCGAACGCGCACTGCTTCTGAGTTCCTAGCGGCCTGACGGGCTTCGTTTCGCGCGCAACCCGCTCGCGTGGAGGGAAATGACGTGACTCAGGCACCCGTGTCTGCTCAGCGACCCGCTGGCGCGGCCAATACCGCACTCGCGCCGTTCAAGGACGTCCAGGAGGCGCTCGCGCCGTACGGGACGGACCAGTACCACCACCTCGTGCCGACCGCGCGGATGGAGCGGTCGCCGCTCTTCCGGCCGGTCATCGCCATCGTGAAGGTGAATCCCGCCGACGAGCGCGAGGTCTACGCGACGCCCGGGAGTGGCGGCACCACGGTCTGCCTCCACACCCAGACGCTCGAGAAGATCGGCAACGCGCTCGGCATCGACTGGCTCGGCACGCGCTTCGAGCGCGACCCGAAGGAGCCGTTCGTCGTCACCGCCCACGTGAGCGCCGAGTACATCGACGCCGTCGGGCAGCGCCGGCGGATCAGCGCGTCGGCCACGAGCGACCTCCGCGACGGCAGCGTGACCGCCGAGGTGCTCAAGGGCGGGATCAAGACCGCGCGCCAGTTCATCTCGGAGCGCAGCGAGGCCCGCGCGCGCAACCGCGTCGTGAAGAAGGTCACCGGCATGCCGACGTCGTTCACGAAGGCGGAGCTCGCGAAGCCGTTCGTCGCGCTCCGCTGGCGCCTCGACGAGAACGAGCCGGACGTGCGCCGCGCGATCATCGCGCAGAGCGTCGGCGCCTCGGACCAGATCTTCGGCCATGCGGCGCTCCCCGCGGGCGACCCGATCGACGCCGGTCACGCCGGGGCCGAGGAGGAAGCCCTCGAAGGCGAGTTCAAGCCCGCACCGTCGGGGGAGGAGGCGGCGCCGAGGCCTACGGCGTCCGCCTCCTCCGCGCCCACCGACGACGAGCCCGGGATCGGTGCGGCGCCGGCAGCCGAGCCGACCGAGGACGAGCTCGCCGCGCAGGTCGCCCGCATGGACGCCATTTACCGCGGCTACCAGACCGCGCGCGAGAACCTCGCCTTCAACGGGAAGCCCTGGACGAACGCCGCGCGCACGAAGCAGGTGACGCCGCAGCAGTGGCAGCTCGTCGGCCGCTCGCTCATCGACGCGATCGCGGTGCCCGGTCTCTCCGACCCGCACCAGCGCGCGGTCCGCCACGCGCTCGTCGGCTTCCTCCGTGGGCCGATCGCGGTCTGGAGCGAAGTCACGAACGAGCAGGCGTCCGCGGCTATCGAGTGGGCGAAGGAGAAGCCCGCCGAGGTCCGCGAGGTGTTCGACTTCCTTGTCGCGCGCCAGGAGGCGCTCGCCGGTGTCCGCGAGCAGCTCGCGAGTCAGTTGAAGCTCGGGCAGGCCGCGTGATGGGGGAGCAGGTCGCCGAACAGATCGTCCTCATCCCGCTCGACAAGCTCTCGCCGCACCCGCAGAACCCCCGGCGCGACATGGGCGACCTCACCGAGCTCGCCGCCTCGATCAAGGAGATCGGGGTCATCGAGCCGATCGCGGTCGTCGAGCGGGACGGGAAGTTCCTCGCGGTCACCGGCTCCCGCCGCGCGGCCGCCTCCCGGCTCGCCGGCGCGAAGTCGATCCCCGCGCGCGTCATGTCGATGGACGAGCAGCAGGCCGCTGCGGCCGCGCTCATCGAGAACCTCCAGCGCAAGGACCTCACGCCCCTCGAGGAGGCCGAGGCGTACCGCTCCTACCTCACGCTCACGGGCGGGACGCAGGCGGAGCTCGCGAAGAAGATCGGGCGCGGCGCCTCCACGATCGCGAACGCGCTCCGGCTCCTCGAGGCCCCGAAGATCGTGAAGGACGCGCTCGCCGCCGGCACCATCACCGCGGCGCATGCGCGGGTCGCGCTCACCGTCCCGGCAGAGGTCGCCTCCGGTCTGACGCTCAAGGCGGGCATCACCGTCGAGGCGCTCAGCGAAGAGGCGAAGCAGATCACGCAGCACCACGCGGTCATCGTGAAGCTGAAGCAGGACCTCGGGGCAGCGGTCGACAGTGGAAAGGTCGCGACCTGGACCACGGCGAAGGTCTGGATGCGCAGCCAGCAGTTCGACCTCGGTCAGATTCTCGGGAAGCCGCCGGTCCGCATCCAGGGCGAGGTTGCGAAGGGCTACACGTCGATCGGCGGGACCTACGGCGAGGGCGACCCCGCGAAGCACGACCGCATCTGCACATGCCGCGCCGTCGCGCCCGCACCAGACTCGCACGTCGACTCGAAGACCATCCCGCTCGGCCGCGTATGCGTGAGCGTCGAAGGATGGCGGAAGTACGTGGCGGCGATCAAGCCCAAGCGGTCGGGGTCGGTCACGGCGGCCTCCCAGACACCGGCGCAGCGCGAGAAGGCCCGGCTCAAGGCGATCAAGGACGCGCAGGACGCCGGCGCCCGGGCACTCGCCGGACAGACGCGGTACGACAAGCACGCCCACGTGAAGCCCGACGCACGCCTGCTCAAGGGCGGGATCGACGGCGAGGCTGCCCGGCTCGCGCTCTTCGGCGTCCAGGCTCAGGGCGGCAGCGAATGGACGCCGCGGTGGCGGGCGGCCCTCTGGGACCTCATCGCGAAGATGCCGATCAAGGAGGTCCGCGAGCGGCTCCTCGCCGCCCTCGTCGACCTCGGCGTCAACGAGACCGCCCGCCGTGCGGATGAGCGCTTCGCACTCCAGACCGCCGTGCTCGGCCACTACGGGATCGAGGTCGAGGAGCCGAAGGCGAAGAAGCCCGCGAAGCGGAAGGCCGCGTAGGTGATCCTCCGGATCCTCCGCGACCTCCCGGCCGGGCGCGTCGAGTGCCGGTGCGACATGTGCGCGCGGGTCTTCCCGCTCTCGCGGAAGTCGCTCGACGCACGGCTCCGCCGGTTCGGGATGGTGAAGTGCCCGACGTGCGGGTGCGTGCTCGAGGCGGCATGACGAGGATCCTCGCTGCGGCCGACCTGCACATCGGGGCTCGGCACCTCACGACGCTCGAGGACCAGTGGCGCGCGCTCGAGCGCGTCTGCGACGTCGTCGACGAGGAGGGCGTGAAGGTCGTCCTCCTCGCCGGCGATCTCACGCACCATGCGCACCCGACGCCCGAGGCGCTCGCCGCGGTCGGCGCGTTCTTCGCCCGGCTCGACGAGTTGGGTGTGGACGTGATCGCGGTCCCGGGCAACCACGATCCGCTCGTGCCGGCGATCGCCCAGCACTTCCGCGGCGCCGTCGAGGTCGCGCTCGAGCCGCGCATCGTGCAGGTGCGGAACGGCGAGGGGCAGCGCGCGCTCGACGTCGCTTGCCTGCCCTATCTGCCGGACCGATTCGTCCGCGCGCAGCTGCGCGGCGAGGCCTCGAAGGAGGAGGTCGCCGCGGCGCTCACGCGTGCGGCGCACGAGATCATCCGGGGCTTCCTCGCGCAGCGCAGCCCGGGCGTGCCGATGGTCTTCCTCGGGCACGGGACCGTCGCCGGCACCGAGACAGCGAGCGGCTTCCAGATGGGCTTCGTCGGCGGCACCGAGTGGCGCCTCATGGTCGAGGACCTCGCGGAGTTCGATGCGGCCTTCGTCGGGCACATCCACTCGCACCAGGCGCCGGCGGAGAACGTCGTCGTTCCGGGCCCGCTCCTCCCGCTCGACTTCTCGGAGACCGGACCGAAGGGCGTGATCGTCGCCGACGTCGGCGCCGCGTCTACCTCCTGGCGCTTCCTCGAGATCCCGGGCCCGCGGCCACGGACGGTCGAGCTCAACGGCCGGCAGGACGTCTTGGGGTTCCTCGCGATCGCCTACCACCCCAGCAGCGCGGGCCTCACGGGGCAGCTCATCCGGATCCGCGCCACCGTCGACGAGGCGTGTGCGCGGGAGCATCCGGCGGCGGAGCTCGAGCGCGCGGCGCGCGACGCCGGCGCCGCACTCGTCCAGGTGGAGCTCGACATCGCCCGGGAGGACCGCCGGCGGAACACGGAGCTCACCGCGGACCTCGACGTTGCGCGCGCAATCGGGGCGCACCTCGGCGGCCTCGAGATCTCGGACGTGGAGCGCGAGCGCCTCATCGCACGCGCCGGCGAGCAGTTGGATGCCCGGACGGCGAGCGAGGGCGCCGTCGGTGGCTCCCTCGAGGTGGTGCGCGTCCGGGCGACCGACTTCCTCGGCCTCGAGCGGGCGGACCTGGCGCTCGAGGACGACGTGATCGCGCTCGCGGGGCCGGTCGGGAGCGGCAAGTCCAGCCTCGGATGCGACCTGCTCCGTTGGGGATTGTTCGGAGTTTCCCGCTACGGGGGGCGGAACGCGGAGCGCCACGTGCGGGTCGGCGCCGACACCGCGCTCGTCGACGTCGAGCTGCGCGGCGCCGATGAATGCCTCTATCGGGTCGTGCGAAAGGTGAAGGCAGGGAGCCGCGGCGCCACGACGACGCTCGACGTGCTCGCGCTCTCGGAATACGACGTCACCGGCTGGCGGCCGCTCTCCAATGGGAAGATCGAGGACGGCCAGCGCGTCATCAACGGGCTGCTCGGTGGGCTTACCGATGACATCCTCTGCGCTTCGTCGCTCGTTATCCAGCGCGAGGCCGGCACCTTTACCACCGCACGGCCCGAGGAGCGCCGGCGTCTCCTCGCAGCCGCAGCCGGCCTGGCCCTCTACGACGAGCTGGCGACCGACGCGCGGGCCGCGCAGGCCGACGCGCGGCGGGCGCGCGACATCGCCGAGGCCGCGGCCGCCCCGCTTCGCGAGCGGGCCGCCCGGATCCCGGAGCTCCAGCGCCAGGTCGAGGCCGCGGCGCGCGACCAGCAGCAGCTCGCGGCCGCCGTCGAGGAGCTCGCGACGACCCTCACCGGGCGCCGGCGGGACCTCGAGAAGGAGCGCGAGCGCGCGGTCGAGCACGCCCGGGTCATGGCCGACGCGATCGCGACGAAGACGCGCGTCGACGAGGCCGAGGCCGAGCTCGCGCGCTGGGACGGGAAGCGGAGCGACGCGCAGACGGCACTCGCGCTACCGGCCGGGACGGCGCGCGTGAAGGCGCACGAGGCCGCGGTGCTCCTGGTCGCCGACCTTGAGACCCGCCGGGACGCCGAGGCCCGCAGCGGCGCCCTCCGCACCGCGGCGGTCGAGAACCGCTCCCGGCTCGCGAACGAGCTCGCGCCACTCCTCGCCGCGCGACGCGAGCGGTGGGCCGGCCTGAACGCCGCGCTCAAGGTGGCCCGCCGGCAGCAGGAGCGTCTCGACGCATCGGGGTGCCCCGTGCTGGCACGGATCCGCACCGCCGAGCTCACGGCATGCTCGTTCCTCACCGACGCGCAGCGCGAAGCCGCCACGATCGCGGACCTCGAGGTGCGCCTCGAGCGCGAGGCCGAGACGACGACGGCGGAGCAACAGATCCAGTCGCAGTTCGATGCGATCGTCCTCCCCGAGGCCATCGACGGCGAGCGCACCCGGCGCGAGCACGCCGCGGCGCGTGCGGAGATGGAACGGCTC